GCCAGGCGCAACCACAAATGCGCCAAGTGACCGATTTCATTACTACCTACGGTATGAAAACCTTGTTTCTTAAACCGACTGAAATGGTGCGTGGAAGCAAGAAAGCCAAAGAATTAGCAGAGGACATTACTCGTTATTTAAATGTCCCAATATCAAAAGCCAATGGCCATTGGCCTGTGCCCAGTAACACGGCTCGGCGTGCAAATGGCTACACAGCACTAGCTTGGAAACACGTAGTCGTAAAAGCCAAAACAGGTGTAAACTTAAATAAAATTGCCGACATTACCGACTTAACCAATGCGGTAGAGGCGGCAATACTCGCTTTACAAGCTGGCAAGCGGCAATGGTCCCTATCGCATATTGTTAGGCGCTATACAGACAGTGGTGATCATGGTGGCGCAATAATCACATGGCTTCATGAAATGGGACACCAAGTTCAATTTCAGGCCATGCGCATGGATATTCCTACACCTGGCTTAAATGAGAGTATTACCACTTACAGTATGCAAGACACAATGGAATGGCATGCCGAGCACTTTGCCGCATGGGCGCTTAATCGCGCCATGCTTGAAACGCACTATCCAGCGATAGTTGCATACTTCGACGAACTAATGGGGGAACTACTGTAATGAGTATTTTCGACAAAATTAACGCTGGTCATCAAGACGACAGCGAGCAGCTGCGTGACGCTCAGCAAGTGCTTCAATCGTCGGTACCAACTGCAGAAAAGCAAGCGCGTATTGAAGCGCTAATGAAAAAAGCCCCTGAACATGAAAAAGCCATGTTTGGTGATCTTCTTTCTAACCTAGTGCTGCAGGCAGATTAATATGGCTGGCAGCTTCATTACAGTTCGTGCTTATGGCAGTGGTGAGATAAATGCGTTGCTTTCTCGCATTGCCAGGGCAGGAACTGACTTAGAGCCCGCGTTCGAGGATATTGGTGATTATCTGATTCGGGCAACGGAAGAACGCTTTAAGCTGGAACTCGCTCCCAACGGTGAGCAGTGGGAGCCGCTTGCGCCAGAAACGCTAGCACGAAAAGCTGGCGAAGATAGAATATTGCAGCAATCTGGCATTTTGCGCGATCAGCTCAATTATCAAATAACTGGAAAAACGCTGACCTTCGGAAGTAACCAAGAGTATGCCAGTACCCATCAGTTCGGAAGAGAGGAAGATGGCATACCCGCCCGCCCATTCTTGGGGCTAACGACAGGGCCATGGAGGGATGAGGATGAAATTGTGGAAATACTGCAAGGCCACCTATTAGATGCCATCACCTAGACAAAATCGCTCAAGCCCAGTTTAAATAAGGGCTGGAGGCGTATTTTAGATGTATTTGGCTGGAAAAATGGATAACAGCATTAAAAAGTGAGCGCCTTAAACGCATTCTAAGCGTGTGTAAGATAAAAGCGGAGCATTGGCCTTACTAAAAAAATTTAAACAATTCTGGTGATAATTAAAAGGGGTCTGAGGGGTTTGGTAGGGTAATTTAGGGTGCTATTTACCATCAGTCATAAAAAAAGCCCTGTTTCGGGCCTTTTTAAGTGCTTTCTGATTAATTTTTATTTATGTAGCTATCAAGATCTAATCTAACTAATTCAATTAAACCCGCTAACCCTGCAGGGTTAACACCTTCTAAGTTGTCCTGATAGGCCAATAAAGACTCTAAGGCTTCAAGTTTTACGCAGGTCTCTGCCACACAATCCAGTAGTTGCACATATTGATTTACGCGTTCGCTCGCCAGCTTTACCGCAGCCATTACTCGCCCTCCACAATGCCGCCACTGGCAATCCTTACTCGCGCCTTTTTAATCTGGCTGCTGGTAGTGCGCTTAAGGGCATCCAGTAAACGGGGCAAGCGTTCCCGCTCGTGCTCTACCATGTTGTCTATCAGTTCTTCAATAGTAGGCGTAGGCAATGGCCCTTTATCGTCTTCGTTGTTGGCCCAAGGGTATTTGCCGTTAATAATTTGGCTTACTGCTGTTGGCGATATGCGCAGCACCGCCGAGATATCGCGCATACTCATGCCCTGGGCGCGCAGCGCCAGTGCCTCGGCTTCTTTTTTGCGCGTTACCCGTACCTTGCCTTTTTGGTTAATTTCCAACAGCCCAATATAGCGCCCCGTTACATCCAGCTTTTCGGCTTGCTGGCGGCTTATCATCACAAGTGCCGCCATATTCTCAGCCATAATGCCAAGGTTGTGCTCTACTTTGCCAAGCCGCTGCTCCATACCTTCCAACGAAGTAGGCGCTGCTGTTTGCCCCGCCAGCACCGCTTTTGCCCATGCTCGAAACTGCTTGGCGCGGGGCGTGTTGCTAAAAAAGCTGAGTAAGTGACAGCCAGTGGCAGAGAAGATGCGAACGTCGCGGCCCTGACCCTGCGTCATCATTTTGATGACGCAGCTGTCTTCAGCGCCAAATTCGTCCTCATGCCGCTTGTATAAATTATTTACGCCTTGTCTGGCTTTTTCCTCGGAATAACCAAGTGCAATACCAATTTGGTCAGCAGTCAGCCACCGCTGGTCATTATGATCGATAACGGAAAGGTTAGTGCCCTCAAACGGCACGGTAGTTAAATGGGTAGCCATATGGCCTCCTGTTTGTTCTTTTGAATAAGAGTTGGGTGCCGGGAGGTTCAAAACAGCCAAACAGAGCTGCGTGAGATATTCCCCGAGGGTATTGTATTAATCACCCTCCCGGCGCTGGTACTTGTTGCCACTTTTTTAGCCTGCAAGGGTGCTGGGCAAAAATCGGGCACAAAAAAACCGCTGGCTGTCGTGTGCGGGTTACGCTGTTTGAAGATGTTTTGAAGCATCTGGTGCAAATGTACCTAAGCATAAGGCAGTTGGCAAGCGCCATCTTATCGTTTAATCTGATCGCGCAATCAATATACAAGGAAACGTATGAAAAACATTTTAGCCGCAATTTTGATTCTAACCCTTTTCGCCTGCCAATCGACGCAAAATCAAATTGAAGATGGATATAGGTTAACGCAGGACGAGTTTAAAGATTTTAAACGATACTCTATGCCCAGCGCGGGCGAATTGGATGGCGCACCCATGCTGTCACTAAGCCAAGCGTTTATCGAAGTGTTTACTGACGTCAAAAAGGAAAGCGTTGGAACTACGCTTGCTGTAATTCTTCATTACGAAGGATGGGTGTTTATAAACCCTGGCGAATCACTTGTATTATTAGTTGACGGAGAGAAGATGCCATTCGTTAGCCCCAGTGGTTCAACATACAACCGGGGCGTACTTAAAGGATTGGCTGGCGCAGTGGGTGGTGTAAGAGTGAGAGAAGAAGCGCATTACCCAATTACTGTGGAACAAATCAAGAAACTTGCTTACGCACAAGATGTGAAAGTTAGGATTTATGGCAGTCAGGGAAATGTTACTCGTGAATTTAACGAAGACTATTTTGAATCGTTGAGGGCCTATTATGAAAAATTTATTCTTCCCAACGGTATTGTTTCAATTTAGCCCAAACCTAGACTAATCCCCACTCCCCTCTATAGCCCGACATACTGGTCGGGCTATGAAAAAACAATCATCTGAACTTACATCTACAGCACTTACAGGCCGCCATGTAGCGACAACGCTAGCAGCAGCCGTGTCCTTTGCTGCCCTATCGAACCAGTCGAACAACGCTGAGTCTCCACTTGGCGTTGCTGCCTGTACTTTTTCAATTGATATAGAACAGCCCTGGCAACAAATACTCCCGGGAGCTGACTTCGCTGCCTATGATGGCCGCCCTACTGAAGTGCCTGGTAATAAGTGGCGCATCGATAATGCCAAAGGCGAAGCCCTCGCCGCGAAATTAAATGCGCGAGCTGATGCGGGCGAGCAGCTGCTTGTCGACTACGACCACCAAACCCTTCTTGCCAAAGAGAACGGTTCTAAAGCCCCTGCCAGTGCATGGGGTAATAAATTCGAATGGCGAGAAGACAAAGGCTTATTCGCTCAGCTTAATTTCACGCCAACCGCGCGAAAGCACATCAAAGACGGTGAGTACAAATACTACTCCCCCGTCGTCATTTACAACAAACACACAGGTGAAGTGTTAGACCTTCACAGCGCCGCACTCACTAATGACCCAGCAGTAAAGGGCATGAGTCAAGCTGCCGCCCTTCATGCAAACGTTAATAACCAACCATCGGAGCCTACGCCCATGAACGAAGCATTAGCCCTGCTATTTAACCTGCTGGGTATTACTACCCCGTCTACCGACATCGATGCTGCTGCATTACATGCACAGTTAACTAAGCCAGGCGTGAAAGCCAAGCTTGACGAAATTAAGTCCAAATTAGACGGCGCAGCGGAAAGCGACCAACAAATTGCCGCGCTTACGGCAAAAGTTGAGCAAGCCAAAGAAGGTATTAACCCAGCCGAGTATGTGCCTATTGAAACCTATAACGGCGTGGTAGCAGAGCTAGCAGCGTTATCGGCAAACCACAGTGCGGTAACTGTCGACCAGCTTATTGAGCAGGCCCAAAAAGACGGCAAGTTCGTGGCGCAAGCGGAGCTGCCTTACTTACGTAGCCTGGGCAAAAGTAGCATGGCAGCGCTTAAAGCACAGCTTGATGGCCGCGCAAGCGTGGACGCCTTTGGTGGTAAACAAACCAAAGAAAAGAAACCAGACGGTGAAGACCAAAACGGCGTTGCGGCCCTTACCGCTGACCAAAAGCTTGTTGCAGACCAACTGGGCATTTCCCACGAAGACTACGCCACCGAGCTTAAGAAAGACTAGCTCTACGCCTAACCACACACTTAATTTGGAGAAATAAAGCACATGGCTATTATTACCTCACCTGTATTAAACGCAATCCGAACTGGGTTTCGTAAAAACTTCGAAGACGGTAAAACCCGTGGCATGCCGATGTATAATGCCGTGGCCACAATCGTTCCATCCTCAACCAAATCGAATACCTACGGCTGGTTAGGGCAATGGCCAGGCTTCCGTGAATGGATTGGCGAACGTCAGCTTAAATCAATTAAAGAGCACGGCTACACCATTACCAACAAGGACTTTGAATCATCGGTAGCGGTAGACCGAAACGATATTGAAGACGATAACCTGGGCGTGTACTCACCCATGATGGACGAAATGGGTTACGCGGCGTCTGTATTCCCAGACGAACTGGTATTCCCTTTGTTGGGTGCTGGCTTCACGTCTACCTGTTACGACGGGCAGTACTTCTTTGACACCGACCACCCTGTAAATGCTGAAGTAGATGGTACCGGCGCAGATACCTCGTTCTCTAACGCAATCATTGATGCAGGCTACACAGGCGATGCCTGGTATCTGCTAGATACGTCGCGAAGCTTAAAGCCACTTATCTTCCAAGACCGAAAAGGCATGCAGTTTCAGGCCATGGACAACCCTAATGACGAACAAGTGTTCATGAATAAGGTTTTCCGCTACGGCGTAGATTGTCGCTGCAATGTGGGCTACGGCTTCTGGCAAATGGCCATCGGAGTTAAAAAAGAACTGACTTCCGAGACCCTTTGGGAAGCCATCAACATGTTCCGCAGCTTTAAAGCAGACGGTGGCCGCTCACTGGGCTTAGGTAAGAACAAGTTAACGTTGGTGGTGCCGTCATCGCTGCACGAACTCGCTACCAAGATTAACGAACGCGAACAAATTAATGATGGCGGCGTGACGGTAAGTAACGAGTTGAAGGGCAAGTTTACAGTCCTAAGTCCTGACTTCCTATAAGCCTGAATACCTAGAACCTTAACAATCACTACAACTACTACAACTGGCTTTTAGATTAAGGCCAGTTGTTTTGGAGAAACGTTATGTCAAAACTCGCTATTGCCGTATTAGTCATCGCCGCAAGTGTGCCTTCCTTTCGTCGTGCCGGCACAACCTTTACTGACGCCGGAAAAGCCTTTCCAGAAGGTTACTTTACAGAAGAGCAGCTCAACGCTATTCACAAAGAGAAAAAACTGTCTGTCCGTGAAATGCAGTCCGATGCCATCCCAGAAGGCGTTGATACCTCACTTATCTCTGCCGCGCTAACCGCTGCCGCCGCTGAAAAAAAGACGCCAGCGAAAAAGACTGCTTCGCAAACCGAACCTACCAAGCAGACGGGAGCGAAAGCAACGGATAAAGCCAGCACAACCAACGACACGGGGGCTAGCGCCTAATTAGCGCTAGTCGGAGCATCACTATGGCGTATTGCACTACTGACAACTTAATTGACCGTTACGGAGCCGATGAACTGTTACGTCTAACTGACCGCGACAATAACGGCTTTATTGACGAGCAAGCAGTAAGTGCCGCCATAGAGGATGCAAGTGACTTGATTGATGGCTATTTGGGTGGGCGTTACACCCTGCCCCTTAATGTTGTGCCTAGCGTGCTAATTAAAATATGCGCTGACATCGCCAGGTTCAATATGTACGACCACACCGTTCCTGAAACCGTCGATAAGAACAACAAGGCGGCGATGGACTTTTTAAAGTCGGTGGGTAAAGGCGAAGTGCGGTTAGGTCTATCAGATAGCAACGAGTCGCCCGCATCTGACGACCAAATTCAAATCCAGAGTGAGACAGGCGTATTTAGCCGTACCAACTCAAAGGGGTTTATCTAATGTTGAATTTGGTTAAACCCCGCATCGCCAGCCTGTTCGACGAGGTTGGCACCGCCGCAAACGTGCGAAAAGCAATGAGCCAACCATTGCATCGCAATAACGCCGCGTTCGTTGTGCCAGTGAGCGATAGGCCCATGACAAACAGTCGCGACGTTGATTTAGGCCGTCCGCTACAGGAGTTTGTTGTTACGTTTGGTGTAGTCATCGGCCTGCGGGCCATTAATGACCCAACGGGTGAGAAAACCTTGGCAGAACTAAAAAGCCTGCGCAATACACTGCGTGAAAGCCTGTTTGGTTGGAAACCTGACGACGAGCACGAACGCGTTATTTTGGGGAATGGCGACCTTATCGGTTTCACCAACGACGGCCTTTGGTGGATAGACAGATTTTCAACCAATACCTGGTACAGAGGAAATGCAACATGATCATAGTGACCAACGCCAGCGACAACGATATTACGCGTGCAGCCGTTACGTTTAAGCCTGGTGAAAACAAGTTTAAAACGGGTGAGCTAAGCGACGGCAAACGCGCACAAATTAGTGCACACACAAAACTAAAAGTCGTGGTTGTTGAAGACCGCCCTATTGAAACCAAAGCGCAGCCAAAAGCACAGGAGAAGAAATCATGAGTATCACTCCAGGGTTTAAGGAAAAGAAAAAGTTTATTTTGCTGGCGCTACGTCGAGACAGTGATACTTCAGGCACGGACTATATCGCTGCAGGTGCAACGCCTAAAGCCATATTGACCACGGGCCTAAGCGTAAAGCCATTAGAAACCGAACAAATTAGTCGCGACATTGACGACGGCAGGAACGGCGGACAACCCGTCATCCATACCAGTGAAATGATTAGTATCACAGCGCCTTTTGAGTTGGCTGGTTCTGGAACAGCGTCTTCGCCTGCAGCTTGGTCATCTCTGGTGCAATTATCGGGTAAAGATGAAAACACGGAAGTGGCGACTGAGGTGTCTCACAACCGTATTCAAAATGCATCTGAAGAGTTAGACGGTACGATCTATTTCTACTGGGAAGGGATGTATCACATCGTATTAGCAGGTAAAGCGAGTATTTCCTACGCAGGCAAAATTAATGAACGCTTCATGGGTACCGCCGAAATTAAAGGTGTATATGGGGGCACGTTGGAAGGTACACCGCCTGAACCAGATTTCAGCGAGTTTTCAGATCCTTTGCCCATGTCCAATACCAACACGACATTTGCGCTAGATGGTCAAGCACTCAACCTCTATGAATACGAGCTTAACGGCAATGAAGACGTTCAATACGACGAAGGAACTGAGCGCAAGCAAATTTTCATTAACGACTGGAACGAAGAGGGTAAATGGATAATTGAGACACCCACACTGAGCACGTTCGACCCATTTGCTATACAGCTGTCTGGCGTGATCATCCCGTTCGAAATTACCCACGGCGCTAATGAGGGTCAAGTTATCGCTCAAAAGAGCACAGGGGTTCAGATTTTAACGGTCAGCCCTGCAGAAGTGAAAGGTAAACAGGCCTGGGATATTAGTTACCGCGTTATTCGTGGCAACGACAGCCAGCTCGTTACTCGCTAATACAACGTGCCCCGTAGGGCGTCAAAGACGCTGAGTAACGGAGTCAGCGATT